CGCTGAAAAGCCCCCACTCCGGCGTTGAAGGCAAAGCTGACACACGCATCGAAAGCCCCTTGACGACCAGATAAAGCGGGAGCAAGTCTAAGAACACCACGTTCAGTAGGGACGACATCATCTGTGAATAATTTCTCGATCTCTTCTTTAGTCCAGACACGGTTGTCCTCCGGTTTCAGTGGCATCTCTTTGCGAATCATTGGGGTATCTTTGCCTTCTACCCTGACTACAGGCAGGCGGATTTGGTCTTGGTATAGCACATGACCATAACCAATCGTCCAAATGTGGGCTGGGCAAAGGTACGGCTTAGTGCGATACCCCTCCCACTGGTGCATCAATTTAGCGCCAGCTTCGCCCAGTTTCATTTCTTGCTCCAGCTTCTTGAGCCAAACCAGAAGCCTATGATGCCTCCAAGCATGGCCATTTCGTCAGAAGAGAAAATGATGTCAGACAAACGAATCAGGTCTTCTATGCTCATCACCAAGCTGGGGCGGCTGTAGACGTAGTAGGCAATCCAAGCGTTGATAGCGCAAAGTTCCAGCACAAAGATGTAAGTCACCATCGGGCGAACAGTGCCAACAAAGTTGACCACCCAGCGGCTGGCTTCTTCCATGATCTTTTTATCGTGGTCATAGGCCGCTACAGTCATTTCTGCGTCCGTTTGCATGGCAATCTGGTCGGTGCGAATCTCTTCCATGCGCTCTTGGGCGGCAAAGCCCTGAGCCATCATCTGTAGCTGTAGTTCTACTTGGACACGGGCAAGAGCCAACTCATGCTTTTGGTCAGCTTTGTTCTGAAAGAAGTCCAGTAGTTTGGGTAAGCCCGATATGAGCAAGCCGCCAAGTGTTGAGAATAGAGATAGCATTACAGTCCAATCATTCCAAGTAGTTTATCGACAATTTTTCCCGCCAACTCATCGGGTAGGAACCGGAGCAGTCCAAGCACCCACCACGCAATACACAGCCTGACAAAGACTTTACAGAAGAGGTCAAACTGTTTTTGGTACTCATTCACCTACCACACCTTGATCTAGCACACAGATCAGAGACTTCACTGATACCCCAACCAACAGCACCGACAAACATCACAATAATCACAATGGCAACCGCCCACTGCATTTGTTCAGCCTCGGCTTCTTTGCGCTTTTTCTCTTCAGCGTGTAAGGCCGCCATCTCTTTGGCATCATCCCTGTCCATTTCAGCTTGAAGGGCTTTGGCGGAATTCCATACGTCTATGCGTCCAGCTTGCATAAACAACATTTTTAACTGTTCTTCAAACCGCTTGGCTTCATCCAAAGCCATCTCAATCTGTAGCGCCACACCAAGGTTAGACTTGCCGCCCGTACGCTTGGCTTGGAGCATGGCCTTGGTAGCGGTTGACTTAGCATCAAATAGCTTAGAAATTGACGGCGTTAGACCTGCCAGATCACTAGCCACTTTACTAGCTTTTTTAACGACACTGATTGCGCTTTGCAATCCTTCAAGCGCCGTGATCGGGTCAATCATTTTAATTCAAAACTTAAATTCGCATGACGAGGGTATTGCACAACGCGCTCCCCTTCAGGGCATTTGTATTTGATGGTTGCCAATAAAGTGGCCTTACCACTGGCAATCTTTTCTTTCCCTACCATTGTCAGTTCGTAGGTAAACGTGTCAATCTCTGGCCCCGCTGGGCCGCTGAACTTGCTTGCAGTGGTGGTTGCTTCATGCACCATACCAGCCGCATCACGAATGCTTGGCGTAAAACTCTCGACAGAACAGTCGTCCCGTTTTTTTATTCTTGCAACCGTGACAGTGATTGGCTTGTTAGCTTCTGCCACGATCTTAAAGTTCTCAGGCGACCATTCAATGATTGCGCGGTCAAACCAACCAAACTTATCGGCAAGCGTGTAACTGCCGCCTAATGCGGCAACGGTAGCGGCAACAGCTCCAATTGTTTTGGTAATGTCAATCATTTCATCCCCAAAGCCAAACAAGGGTGAACGTGCCCCACACAATAAAGATGGTCAAAAAGGCCGCAACGATGAACGCTTCAGCCCAGTCTCTCATGATCTATTACACGGTTGGTGTTGGCTCAGGTGCTGTAGGAGGTGGAGGTGGAACATAACTTGGGTCGGCTTCAATCCGACGCGTTGACTCATTCCATTTGTATTGGTTTATATCAATAGTCATGTCTACAAAATCAGTCTCAACAAACGTTAAATCTTGCGCATCTGCGGCGGACACTTTGTTGTCTTTAATGTAGATAGAAAGCCAAAATTCTGGTGATTCAGGAGTTGGTGTTGACGTATCCGAACGAAAAGACACAATGTGTTTCGTAGATTTTTTATAAATGTACATGAACATATCTATTCCAATCAAGATTCTGTAATTGTTGTGAATGAATAACCAAAAGTTAAAGTGTAACCGCCTGTATAAGATCTAAGCTCTACCGAGTCCGAAGGGCCAATCCAAAAATTCGTAGATACACCGCCGCCCGACCCATTTAAATTATTACTTACGCTTTCACCTGTTGCCGTTGCTGGGTACGTTACGCCACTGGTAATATTAATCGTGTATTTGGTTTTGGTGTTGGTAAAACCTACACCCGCGGCAGTTCCTATAGGATTATTATTGTCGTTAACAGCCGAAAATTGTGCGCCGCTAGCGGTAACTTGCAACTGCCCAATTACGTATGGCGCGCTACCAGACGGTGTTACATATACATACAGATAAAAGCTTGTGTTTGTATTAGTTGTGTAAAAAGCAATATTATTAAAAATAACACGGGTTGCAAGGCCGCCTGATTGCGTAAAGAGTGTAGCTGTGCCGTTACCTCCGCTAATTGAGCCTGTTCCTCGACGCATTAAAATTGTTTGTGCCATTTATTTCTCCTAAAATTAAAAACCGCCGGTTGAACCAAAAGCAACAAATGCTTGTGAGCCTGATGCAACAGTCACAGCGCCTGTTTGCCCGTTAACTGATGTAACACCAGCGTTGTTCAGCGTGATTGTGCCAGAAGTAGTGACTGTACCACCACCTGACAGTCCTGTACCTGCGGCTACAGTAACACTGTTTACCGTGGCTTTGGTTGTTTGGGTTGTCGAATCGGGAAATTGAATACCCGTCGATACAAGAGAGACTGCCATTTATGTGCTCCTTATGGTGTGCCGTTGGATGTAATGTCACTGAGGGTCGTGAACACACCGGCACTTGTCATGCTAGCTATTGTCGTCGCCCCGTATTTAAAAATCAAGTTTCCGCCTGATTCTTCAATAGAAAAGTTGGTTGTAGCCAACTTAGCCACTGTACCGTTTGCGTTACCTGTGCCGCCGTTGGCAGTAGCCAGAGTACCCGCCAGTGTGACTGCACCAGAAGTAGCCGTTGCGGGAGTCAAACCTGTGCTGCCACCACTGAAAGAAACAACACCAGCAGAGATAGCGCCGATCTGGTTTTGAACAAACGCAGTGGTTGCAAGCTGGGTGGTGTTTGTGCCGACAGAAGCAGTAGGGGCGGCGGGGGTTCCAGTAAATGTTGGACTTGCAGAAAGAACCGTGCTGCCTGTACCTGTTGAAGTAGTTACGCCCGTACCACCGTTTGCCACGGGGAGTGTGCCTGTGACGCCGGTAGTCAAAGGAAGCCCCGTCAAGTTGGTGGCAACGCCAGAGGTAGGTGTACCAAGCGCAGGGGTAACTAGTACAGGGCTTGTAAGTGTTGGCGAAGTTGACAACACCGTGTTGCCAGAACCCGTTGAAGTGGTCACGCCCGTGCCACCATTTGCTACAGCCAACGTACCAGCAACAGTTACAGCACCCGCAGTTGCCGTAGAAGGAGTCAATCCGGTAGAGCCAAAACTAATTGTGGCAACACCGTCCGTAACGCTAGACGCCACCTTGACATAGTCCGTGCCGTTGAAATACACAACGCACTTCTCGCCTACGGCTACAGACACGCCGGTCTGACCAGATGCTTTGAAAGTTACTGCGCCCCCAGTGGCGGTGTTGTCAACAATATACGTTTTGCTGGTGCTCGGCGCTGTGATGACTTTGGTTGTAGTCAACGTTCCGGCCACCTTGATGATGGCGTACTGCGCGGTAGTTGATGAGATGTTGGTAGCGGCATCGTCGCCAGCAGTGTTTGCAAGCGTAATGGCTCCGTCGCCTGTAAGGGTCAACGTACCTGCAATGGCAATATCTAAGTAGTTGGTCAGCGAGTAGTTGACCAAGTCGCCCCATGTACCATCAAAGTACCCCTCGACCGGCAGTGGCAAGTCCAACAGTGCTGTGTTGTTAAGTCCAACAGTCATGATTATCCTTCGATGAGTTTGGCGACCAGCGCCTCAAGTTTAGAGATGCGGGCTTCGTGTTCAGCATTAGCTGCCAAAGCCAAGGCGCTCAGCTTCTCGTAGTCTACCGCCAATGAGCCGTCTGGTCGAGTACGAACTGCGACTGGGAATTTAGCCAGCACGTCTTGGGCGATGACACCAAAGTCAGACTTGACAACAAAGTAGCCGTCTTCACCACCGTGATCCTCAATGTAGTTGTCTTTCCAATCAAACAACTTACCGCCAATAGCCGCCGCCGTAGCCGCTGCATTGGGGATGTCCCGTACATTTTCTTTGAACTTAATGTCGGAAGAATAGAAAGCCACCACGCTGGCAGTTGCGCGAATTTCACCAGCCGTACCAGAGGCTGCTGTGCCCACACCAATTGAGTTAAATTGTGAGTTTTGAGAAGTGCTGGTGAACGTTGTTGCGCTGCCTGCAATGTTCATTGACTGACCACTGATGAAAGTGGCAACGGCTGCGGCTGTACCTGTGCGCAGGTAGGAATCCCCCGCTTTTACCATTACGCCAGAAACACCAGAAGCTACCGAGTTGTCTGTAGAGTTGAAGTATGTATTAAAGATGTATCCGCTGGCATCTCGTGCAACTATGGTGCTGGCTGCACCGGCAGTAGCTGTAGCGTTTGACGTTACCGTGAATGTAGCTGCGCCTGCTTGGTTAGCGGTAAATGTTTGTGAACCCGACAAGCCCGTACCAGACACGTTCATCGTCAAGGTGCCGTTGTTGACGTTTGCTGCCGTAGTAGCCGTACTTGCGTTACCGTTCAGAGTTGCAGTAATCGTACCGGCAGAGAAGTTGCCAGAGGCGTCACGAGCAACAATGGTTGACGCTGTGTTTGCGCTTGTAGCGTTTGACGTTACTGTAAATGTTGCAGCACTTGATTGATTGGCGGTAAATGTCTGTGAGCCAGACAAACCCGTACCCGACACGTTCATTGTCAACGTACCGTTGTTTACGTTAGCGGCTGTTGTAGCAGTTGTAGCATTACCAGACAAAGACGCTGTAATGGTGCCAGCGGAAAAGTTACCTGAGGCATCACGAGCTACGATAGTTGACGCTGTGTTAGCAGATGTTGCGTTAGAAGTGACGGTAAAAGTTGCTGCTCCAGAACCGTTGTAGGTTGTTGAACCTGACAAGCCTGTACCGGACACACCCATTGTCAACGTAGCAAGGTTAGAACCTAACTGTACGCCTGAAATCGTAGCCGCTGTCCAAGATGGGGCTGCTGCGCCATTTGACTTTAATACATACCCAGATGTGCCTGCGGCCAACTGCACCGTTGTACCCGCCGCCGATTGATAAGGCACTGTACCTGCGGAGCCGCCAGCTAAATTAGTTGCAGTTGTTGCGCTTGTGGCCGATGTAGCAGACGTTGCCGTAGCTGCGTTACCACTGATTGAGATGCCCCATGTACCCGTAGCGCCTGTACCGCCTGTGGATGGTGCACCAACTGTGTTGTAAGAGATCGTCCGTGCGGTTGAACCATTGAAAGATGTGCCTGACGCATCGCCTGCACCGCCATTGTTGAATGTGACAGAAGCGGGGGTAGAGATCGCAGAATAAGCAAACGCAGAGCCGTTCCAGTTAAGGTATGTGCCAGCCGTTGTGGGGGCGACAATATAAGACGTTGTCCCTGCGGCTGTGTTGTAAGAAATCTGATTGGCTGCCCCGCCAGCCGTGTTTGTTGCTGTGGTTGCCGTAGTTGCATTGCCGGACAAGGCTGCTGTGATTGTGCCAGCAGCAAAGTTGCCAGAAGCGTCACGGGCTACAACCTTGGAAGCTGTATTAACGGATGTAGCATCCACTGCCGCAGTCACTGCAGCAGAACCGTTGTAGCTTGTGCCAGTGAGGTACGTACCCAACGTCAAGGCATTAGCCACTGAGCCAGCAGAACCAGAGATGTTGCCTGACACCGCCGCGCCGTTGATCGCAATAGCTGTATTGGTTACAGAAGTTACTTGCCCGCTGGCATTAGTTACAAACACAGGGACTTGAGAAGCTGATCCGTATGTGCCAGCCGTTCCTGTAGGCGTAATACTAAATTGCGTACCGGTCAGTGTTAACCCTGTACCCGCAGAATAAATCTGTGCAGAGCTAATCTGAGCAAATGTGATGGCTGTTGTGCCAAACGTAATCACGCCAGATGTGTTGCAAGTATAAGTCTCGCCTGCGCCTGTTGCGCCTAACTGAACAAAAACTGTGGAGCCTTCGCTCAAACCATTTGCGCTGTTAATTACATAGGTGTCAGCATCGCTGGCGCGTGTCAGTACCCAATTTGTAGAAACTGTACCTACAACTGTGACAACATAAATGCCGTTTTGAATTGGGTTGGTTTGGGTATAGACCAAAACGCGGTCGCCCGGGGATGTAAAAATACCGTCAATAATTAACTCAACTTGCGTTCCCGCATTAGTAAGCGTTGCGCCAACACCCGCAGTTCCATTGTTGTAAGTCGCGTTTAGATTAGTAGGGCTTTCAACCATCACGGGCTGATGGAAGTGAATACCAGAGGCAGCTAAAGTGTCAACGTATTGCTTATTAACAATGTCGGTGTTGGAGGCGGGGGTGGTAGTAATCGTACCGGTTGTCAACGCCGCAGAAGTAGCTGTGATTGCGCCAAACGACTGCTGAACCACCACACCGGAAGCATCTTCATAGACCGACTTCTCGGACGGGTACGTGACAAACACATCTTTCGGGTTGGCTGCAAAAGACACCAAAGCCCCGCCGTTGCTAGACGACAGAACGGTTGTGCGAGAAAGAGTCGTGCCCGAAGAGGTGTACGTACCAATACCTACTTCCCAATCTCCCGTTAGAGAGTCTGCAATGGCGTAGTACGTTGTGTTGCCGTTACCTACAGCGGCAAAAGATTGAAACCCTGTTACCGCCCCAGCAAGTGTCAGTGTGCCTGTACCGGCAGTGGTAGAGGTTTCCTTGACCCGATCTTTTAAAACTAAAGCCATTTTTAATCCTTACGACGGTAGGTCGTTCCAACCGGGGGTTGATGGGTTAGCTATTACAGTCCAACCTGCGCCTTGCGCGTTGTTGATATTTTGCCAGTTTGCGTTCTGGCTGTCATCTATTGTTGCCCAAACAATCACATTGCCAATAGACACAAAAAGCTGGATACCGGTAACGTTGGCGTTGACTATTTTAAGAACGCTAACACTATCAATTCCCGCAACAAATTCTTGAATGCTACCGGCAAAAATTACTTGTGATGCAAACGTATCAGCAGTTGAGGCGGTTTCAGTGATTGCTACTTGGAACGATACCCCGCCCTGCATAGCATCTACACCAGATGCAGCCTCGGCTACGGCAGCTACAAAAGTAGCTGCAACGGTGTTTGCGTCTAATCCACTGACCGCCTCGTGAACGGCGGCAACAAAGTTGGCTTGGGCTGTAAACACCGCACTGGCAGATACAGACTCGCTCATGGCCGCAGCAAAGTCAACTTGCGCCGCTACGGAATCTATGCCTGATCCGGCCTCAGATATGCTGGCTTGGAAAATGGCGTTAGCGATAATTGCATCCACCGCACTGACGGCTTCGGCAATGTTTCCGGCAAAATCGGTCTGAACGGATACAGAATCCACGCCAGACGAAGCTTCAGTAATGCTGCCGAGAAATGTGCCAATAACAGCAATGGTATCCAAACCACTAGCAGTTTCTGGAACCGTTACATTAAATGTGTTGTTTATGGTGTCTACACTGTCTACACCAGATGCAGCTTCTACCGTCAACCCTACAAAAGTAGCAAGTGCTGATTGTGAAGCTAACGCTGAAGCCGTTTCACTAATAAGTCCACCAGCAGTAAAAATAGCATCTACTGCATCAATGCCTGCGCCTGTTTCGGAGATAGCAACAGCAAACGTGCTGCCCCCTTGAGAGGCAAACGGCGCTTGTGCAAATGCTACATCTCCGAACATACCTTATCAGGTCGCGGTTAGAGAGAATGTGTAAGTAACGTTCAATGTATCGCCAGATGCTACAGACTTATCGCCACCAGTGAAATCACCGGCAGAGAACAAAACGCCTGAAGTGCCAGTGGCAACGTTGCACAAAAATGCGCCAGCAACAGTGGCCGTACCGCTCATGGCAAACGAGGAAGGTGCTGCAGAGTTAGTAATTACTGATGGATTAGCTGTTGTAGCAGATCCAAACGTTACAGCCTTGCGATTGCCTGTGTAGTCGGTGTTCTCTGTCCAACCTGCATGAGAGGCCAAAGTATCGCCTGCGGCAAAGGTAGTACCTGAACCGGGACCAGTAACCAAACCCAAGTACCAAGTTGTAGATTGGGCGCTACCGGCAAGATATGCGCCGTTCATGTTAGCCAAACCACCGTTCATCACGAGGTTGTGGAAAGAATCTGCCCACTTAACTTGACCGTCTGGGCCTACACATTCAACCGTGTAGACACCGCCCGCACCAACGGTTTCACCGAGGCCGGGGCGGGTAACTAATGTAGCGGACACTTGGTCTTTTGCTGAACTAAATTCCATGATGGTTCCTTAAGAAATGCGCACGATGGCGCTTGTGGCATCGGGGGTTGGGAAAATGATTTGAAACGTATCGTTGTCCACCGTTTTTAACGTATTAAAAACAAGAACGGCCACCGATTTGTTTGCCTCGGTGCTATTGTAAATAAGAGCAGCCGCAGTCGTAAAGGTGGCATTTGGCCAATTTACATCATCAAATGAAACAAACGCTGTATTTACAGCCTGTGCATTCAATCCGGTATTGGGACTTGGATTAATCGTCAGCGTCTTACCACCCGCCGTGTATCCCGTTCCTACGCTAGATATTTCATTTGTGGTTGAATACGCTGTTGTAGCGGGACCCAAATTAACAGAACTGTTGTACAGCGCAATCTTGTATGTATCAGGCGACGTTGGACCAAAGTTATGCACCGCCTGCATCAACTCAAGCTTAAAACTGGTGGTCGCCGTTTGGATATACATTGTTTATACAACCCGAATCAAAGCTGTTTCTGGGTCATTTGTGGGGAACTGAATGGTAAATTGCTGCCCCAACATCGTTTGATCCACACCAAAATTGAACACGCCCACAGACTTATTAGCCTTGGAAGAGTTGTAAATCAATCCGCCACGTGTGGTAAATGTAGCTCCAGCCCAAGAAGGATTGTCAAAGCTGACGTACCCTGTCCCCATAGATAAATTTACAGTGACGTTCTGAAGTAGCTGCCCGCCCGCTATGTATCCCGCACCCGTAACTTCGTTACTCGTCGTATAAACAGTCGTAGTAGGCCCTAAAACGCCCGAAGACGTATACAGCGCAACCAAAAATGTATCGGTTGCAAAGTTGTGCACACCAAGGAGCAATTGCTCTTTGAAACTGTCGGTAAGTCCTGCTGTAAACATGCTTTATCTCACCGGTATTTTGACTTGACCATCACGATAAGCATCGCCACGTTGCTTGCCATCGCCCAAATTCTTCAGGAGCATGAGTGCCTCTTTGTACTTCGTATCGTACAAGACCATCATATCCTGCTCACCCTTCATGTAGGTATACGCCTCAACCAAGCAGCCATAGAGCAGCGCTGAGTCAAAGTTGTCACCCAACCATGATGTTTCTTCATCCACAATAGATGGTGGATAGTAGTAATAGTGCAATTCTGCGTTGTAGCCCGCATCAGGCGTGGGACCAACAATGAATGACAACTCATTTACATTGGTAGACCGTGGACCAAAGATGGCGTAGTACTTAGGCTCGCCCGTGCCCCGCGCATTCGGATACACCTCACGGATGAAGTTGACATCCTTGCTAAGCAAGTACTTGTAATCGCCTTGGAAGATCACCGTAGCGGCTACCGTGCCGCTGTTCTTCACGCTAAGCGTGATAGCCGTGCCGTTGATCGCAGTAACTTGTGCAGCAGTTCCAATGTTTGTGCCAAAGACGTATTGGCCTACTTGAATGTTTGTGTTGCTCGCCACTGTAATGACAAAAGTATCATTGACACCCGTTGCAGTGGTTGTGGCGTAAGAGAAAATTGCCAAAGAATACGCAGACAGGAAGTCATCAGGGCAGGCCAGATAGCTGTTGCTGACAGTCAATGAGCCCGTCACGTTCTTGCGCAAATTAGCAATCTGCACCGAGTTGTAAATGCGCTGCTCTGCCTGACGAGTAAACGTAGCCAAATTAGTACTGGTAAAACTTTGGTTTTCAGTATAAGCAATGATGGCAGCTTTTAATTCGGTATATGTCATGTGATGCTCGTTTTAACAGGTGCAAGGATTGCTGAGGCAACCCATTGTTTTGCATACGGCATCGGCATCATTCCGATACTTGCAAACGAAGTATCAGCCGTGAACCCGACGTAGACGGTAACCCCAAGTCTACTCTCTGGACGAGGTTGATGCAATGCCTGTGGCTCATTTATTGAGCGTTTTGGCTCCAACTGTGGGTGCTTGGGCTCATAGCACTCAGGACAAACCTTAAAGCCTGTCCATTCCTTGATGAGCGTATTGAGTTTATACCGTTGACCACACCTGTCGCACAGCGCAATTGCAAACTTGCCTGATACATAGGCCATGGCTTACCTCTGCGTGTACGTAGGTACCACAAAGAAGCCAGAACGCTCACGGTCTTCGGCTGCTGCACGTGCAAACTCTTCTTCGTATATTTGCTTGAGCATTCCGATGCGGTCCGGTGCTTTCTTGACAGCCAAATAATACGCCAGTGCTGCCACCAAGCAAGGCAAGAAGCGGAAAGAGATATCAGCGGTATTGCTGAAACCACCTGCGTTGTCCATGCGGCGAATTGCATAGTAGACAAACGTCCACGTCTGCGTTGCATCAGGAGAAGGGTACAGAAATACCTTGGCAGGCACTGTGCGCTGAATGTAGTACTGCGCAGGGCGCGACTGGGTCAGCTTGTTAGGCACATGGAGCCACTCTGCGCGGCCTATACGGTCGATTGTGATGTCTTGCTGGGTAGACTGGCCTGCATTGGTCCGAATCACGGCTGAGAGGCCGTCAATCGTGTCTGCGGGCAGGTCATACTCATAGATGCCGGGCGTCAAAATCTGCTGGCGCTGCTCAATCGTCCAGAGGTTCAATCCTCTGTTGGCCCACTCTGCAAAAATCAAATTGACAGAGCGAAGCGCCGTCTTCATGTCATATCCGTCGCGCACTTCAATACCGCAGCGCTCATACGCCTCAGCTATGAGGTCATCAAACTGCAGATCGAAGTTGGATACGCCGGAAACTGCCATTTTAGTAGATCATTGCTGTGCGGGCACGGGCTGCGCCAACACCACGAACACCAACCTTGTCACCTTGAACGCTCTTTTTAACGTTCTGGCTTAAAGTCTGACCTTGAGACTGGCCTACGCCAGCAACCATGCCGCCGCCAGCAAAACCACGCTTGGCAATGCCTTCGCCTTTTTTAGCCATGCCACCATCTTTGTAACAGTTTTTCATTTTGCTATCCTTTTAAAGTTGTTGCCATTAAACGATCTAACTTTTCGTCTAACCTGTCTAGTCTATCCAAAACACGGTTGATGTCTGCATGGACTTCGGCTTTTGTAACATATTCTTTGGCAACTTCTTCGCGGGTACGATTAATCAAAATCTGCAGACGACTAATTTCTGCAGATTTCTCTTTTAATACCCAACCCAAAACGCCCAAAAGAGCCGTTAAGCATATGTTCCACAGCATCAGTTCCATTTAGCATTTCCATTTTTTCAAGCTCTTATTAATCCTGCTGTCTGGATCCTTGGCGGTCTTCTCGCTTGTCAGCTTCTTTTTCATGCCTTCCATGCGGGCACAAAAGCTGTCTTTGCGAGAACCTCCCTCTGGCTGCGGGGCCTTTAATCCGGGTTTACCCGGATTAGCCTTGTTGTAAGAAGCACGGCCCTTGGCGTTTAATCCGCCACTGGCACTTTTGCCTTCTTTCCGCTGCCAAGCGGGAGACTTAGCCATGATTAATACATCTTGCAGGGCTTGTTACGAGCCAAACCTACACCACGGGGCGTAGTGGAACCAGAAGGAGCCACTGTCTTACGTGCTGTTTGCTTGGGGCCGCCTTTAGCCATGTCTTGCTTCTGTGCACCGGGCTGAACTTCGCCTTGGTACTGATCGTCTGCCATTTTTGCTGCTCGTCCCATGTTGGACTCCTTATCCGTAGAAGAATGTAACGGAAGTTACGTTTGTGAGGGTGAGGTAGGGATCCGCTTCAAAGCGCACGCCGTCGTTAGGAATAATAACGTACATGTTGCCTGTAGCAGAGCTAACCGGAGTATCAAACTTAAGAAGTTCTGTGCCGCTAGAGCCCCCGTCTTTAAACGAAATGGAACCAGCAGTAGCGGACAGCAGGGCATACACCCCTTTGATACGCGCGCGAGGAACACCAATACCAGTAGCACCGGTAGCGGTCATCGTCTTCGCTTTTACGTCATATTGAAAACCCATAATTAATCTCCTTGTAAGCGGGAGCCTTGGCTCCCTAGATTAATTAAGCTGCAACCGCACCGTTTAAAGCAACAATGCCCCAACCAGCAGATGTGTACACCAACATGGCGCTATCGCCAACCGCGGTAAATGTGATGGTGGTAAAACCAATCTTAGTTGTAGGTGTTAACACAGCGGAGCCGCCATCAACCGCGTGGCTAATGATCTTGATTTCACCAAGAGTGCCGTTAGCCAAAGTCAAAGCCTGAGCCGCGCCTGTGGAGGTTAAATTAGTGAAAGCGTTGGTAATGTCAACTGCGCCAGCACCAGACAAGGACTGTGTGCCAAGCACTACATCTTTGCCAAAAGAAGAATTGACAGTTACTGCGCCAGTGGTTGCGTTTTTAGTGACGGATTGGAAGCCATTCTGCGAGCGAACGGGTCCGTTAAACGTGGTATTTGCCATGATTTTTCCTTACATACAAGTTAGGCGCATCAATCTGTATGTCGTCAGCCGGGACTGTTTGATGCACCGGATAACCCCGGAGTGATTGCAATATACACCAAATAAAAAGGGAGCACAAGGCTCCCTTTTCATATTTCCGAAGAAATATTAAGCGCCGGGCGAACCGTAAGCGCCACGTGGGTCAGACCAGCCGAAGCTGTAACGCTCACGAGCCTTGTAACGAACGTTACCTGTGTCAAAGTCGCCTTCAAAGGCAGTCTTGATAGGTGAACGCTGGAACATTTTCAAGCCGTTAGGTGCATCAGTGATGATGAACCAAGCATTGACGTCAGTCAGGTAGTGATTGACGGCATAGCCTTCTGGGAGCATGCCCATAGACTTGATAGCGTTGATGTCGTTATCAGCAGTGCCAGTACGCAAAGTGCTCTTCATCAGGCGCTCTGCAGTGAACTGCAGTTCCTTAGGAACAATCATCTTGCGACCAGTCAAAGCGACCTTCAAGCCACGCTCGTCGATGAACGCGGCGATGTCGATCAAAGCCTGCTCCAACGATGTCTCGTTCAGATC